AATAAAAGAAAAGTAGTCGATCCCAATTATATAGATAAATATAATAAGTTATATCCTCAAGATAAAATAACTAAAAAAACTGCTAAAGATTCTCGATATGATTATGGAGGAGTAGGAGAATTAAGTGAAAATGAAGAAGAATATAAGAAATTAGCTAAAAGTTTAATCCGAATGAAATTGGAAGGTATCGAAGATGATATTAGTAAATTTCCTCAAGCATGGAGAGGCTTGAAACCTGATGCTGATTGGATGAAAAGATATAATTTAAAACCGATTAAAAAATCAGATCCTTTTAGTTATGAGCCTTCACTGGAAAGACAAGAAGTATCTGTAGCAGTAGAGCAAGCTCCTGCGAACACTTCAGATACAGGATTTGTACCTGCTCCGCCTGAACCACCTGTAACAGAAACTAGAGTTCCAGCGAACCTTCCAAATGGGGGATTTGTAAATTTACCAGAGGAAGATTTAGAACAACAATATAGAGAAGGACTAGAAGAGGGTGATATAATAAGAGGTACTTTAGGAGTACCTGAATCTCCTTATATGTCTCCCGATGAAAATAGACTAGGACGGCTACCTGCACAATAATAGCGGCCCCGTCTTCAACAACCTGCAGAGGCTACCCAGCAAAGCTGGCCCCAAAGGAGGAACTATGACTGACAATACTACTGAAGTAGAAGAAAGTGAAGTTAACGAGCCTACCCCATACCAAAATGAATACAAAAAGCATTTGAATGATCCTGATCCACAGGACACTTCTCAAGAAGAAGCTACTCCTGTACAAGAAGGATTTCTAAACCAAGAAAGTAAACCAGAACACGACTATAAAAAGAGATACGATGATTTAAAAACCCATTATGATCGAAAGCTCAATGAATGGAAGCAAGAACAAGAAACTCTAGGTGCACAGTTAAGGGCAAATAATCCTGAAAATGTAAAAGTGCCGAAAACTGCAGAAGAGTTAGAACAGTTCAAGCAAAATTATCCAGATGTCTACGGTATAGTCGAAACTATCTCGATGCAAAATGCTGACTCTAGAGTTCAAAATATTGAAGAGCGTCTACAAGTTCTAAGAGAACAAGAACAGGATGCTTTAAAGAGAACAGCCGAGCAAGAGTTACTTTCTTTACATTCAGATTTCTACGAAATAAAAGAAGATGAAAATTTCATAGAATGGTTGAAAGACCAGCCTGAAAGCATTTCGGATGGTGTACTTAAAAACGGTACAGACTTTAAATGGGCCGCTCGTGTAATCGATCTTTACAAAGCTGATGGTGGTACTGTTCAGAAGAAAAATAAAGGTAAACCCTCAAAGGCTGCTGAATCTATAACCAAGACTACAAAACGAACTGTACAAACCAAAGGAAATAAGAAAACTTGGTCTTTACAAGAAATTGAAAAGATGAAGCCTTGGGAGTTTGAAAAACACGAAAAGGATATAGATTTAGCTAGGCGAGAGGGTAGACTTGAACCTTAACTAGGAGGAATAAGTTATGGCTTTTTCCAGTGCTGGTGGGTACGCTAGTCTTCCAAACGGAAACTGGGTACCTGCTATCTATAGCCAAAAAGTTCTTAAATTCTTCCGCACGGCCTCGGTTGTTGAAGATATTACAAACACCGACTATGCAGGAGAAATTGAAAACTTTGGCGACACGGTTAAAATCATCAAAGAGCCTACCATTACTGTCTCCTCGTACACTCGCGGTTCAGTTCTAAGTCCCCAGGACTTGCAAGATGACCAGCTAACTCTGGTAGTTGACCAGGGCAATGCTTTTGCTTTCAAAGTCGATGACATTGAAGAGCGGCAGAGCCATGTTAATTGGGAATCTCTTGCTACTAGTTCTGGTGCTTATGCACTGAAGAACGAGTTCGATACTAACGTCATTGCTGCTATGGTTTCCGGTGCGGGAACTACAGTTGGTTCTGACGGTTCGGGACAGGATGTTGGTTTTGCTGCAAGTGAAGTTGACCCTGTGAATATCCTAGCTAATCATGCTAGGCGCTTAAACTCAAATGATGTACCAGAGGAAAATCGCTGGTTTCTAGCTCCACCGCAATTCTGGGAGCAAGCTGGACAAACTTCCAGTAAGCTCATGGATTCGTCGGTGACTGGGGATAGCGTTTCACCTTTGCGTAACGGCAAAATCCATGCGGGTAAAATCCAGGGATTTTCATGCTACATGACTAATAACTTTGCCGATTCTTCGACAAGTAACTACTACAAGGTCTTGTCAGGCCATATGTCTGCAGTTTCTACTGCTTCGCATATTGCTAAGACTGAAGTAGTTCGCGATCCTGATTCCTTTGCGGATATCGTTCGTGGATTGCATGTCTTTGGGCGTAAAGTTATTCGGTCTAAGGCGTTGCTCGTTGAACACATCCTAATTGATTAAGGGAGGAATTAAAAATGGCTACTTATGATCATACAACCGGTCAAGGTACTGCTGGACATCCCTCTCGTAAAAGGGGTGTTTACGTCCTTGAAAAGACTGTCGATATCGCTGCTGTTTGCACGGCTGGCGGTGTCAGTGCGTTAACTGCTGATGATATCATTCAAGTGATTGATATTCCGGCTGAAGTCTATATTATCCATGCTGGTGCAGAGGTTATTACCGCTCTTAATGGTACTAGCCCTGTTCTTGACATTGACTTTGCTGCAGGTGATGACTTTGTAGATGGGCATGATGCTTCTTCTACTGGTTACGCTGCTGCAGGTTCTAATGGTCATGTGGATTATACGGCTGTTACTACTTTTTCCAATCGTGTTACTGCTACAGATACGCTTGATGTTAAAGTAGGTGCAGGTGCGAATGACGTTTCAACTGGTAAAGTTCGAGTATATGTAATTCTTGCAGATATTTCGGGTGTAGATGAAACTGATCCGCTTCAAGCAGTAACATTCTAAACTAACTGGATTGGGGAGGGACTAGTTCTCTCCCCATTCCTTAACTTTAACTAAGGAGATGTACTAATGGTTTCTATGACAACTGACCTAAACAATAGGTTTTTGCAGGTGCCACAGTATGCAAGCAGTTATGATTTTACTGCTGGAAATGCCCCGTTGATAACTGTTTCTGGTCTTCGTAGGACTGTAGAAGCTATTACAGATTCTACCAAGACTTTAGTTGCGGCTGATTCGGGTAAAATTTTCACTTTAGATCGTGCAGCAGGTATTACTATTACTTTACCTGCTGCTGCTGCAGGATATTTCTTTGACTTTATCGTAACAACTACTTTCACTGGAACTTGGCAGATCGATGCAGCTTCAAGTGATGATACTTTACAAGGTGGTTGTTGGATTGTAGACAAAGATAATGTAGATAGCCATGTAGCTGTTAACGCAGGTGCTACAATTGGCTGGTCTACTCCTGCTGCTGCTGATCACCAATTCGTTGCAAGTGGAGACACTCTAGGACGTTTTATAGGTAGTCGCTTGACTTATTTAGCTGCAAGCGATTCCAAGTGGCTCGTCGATGGTGTTATTTTTGGTGATGGCACTTTAGCACTTCCGTTTACCTAAAATATAACTTAATTATTCAGTACTTGCTGTAACAGGAGTACTGTATAGATTTACAGGAGGTTACTATGAATGATTTATCAAAAATGTTTATTGGTTTTGATCGTATGTTCGATCAAATGTTTATGAATGTAAATAAAACAACCTATCCACCTTATAATGTGGAAAAAATAGAAGATAATGAATATAAATTATCAATGGCTGTTGCAGGATTTTCATCTGAAGACTTGACAGTTACTATAGAAAAGAATACACTTAGTATATGTGCTACCAAACAAGAAAAGAGTAATTGTGATTATACATGGAAGGGTATTGCTAATAGAAGTTTTCGTAAAGACTTTTGTCTAGCATCTAACATGGAAGTTAAAAACGCCAAATTGAAAGATGGGCTACTTGAGATAGACTTAGAAAAAGTTATTCCAAAAGAAGACAAAGAGAAAATAATTACAATTTCAAAGGGGTGAATAATGAAAATACTTTCTGCTGTTCTATTATCTATAGCTATTACGGTAGCTTCAACTGCAGCATTTGCCAATCCTAAAAAAAGTGGGGTTGTTCCTGAACAAGAACACCTTGAAATGTTGTACCCTACTGTTCTTGTAAGGTTAGGTAACGGGTCAGGGTCTGGGACGGTTATCTATTCTGAACAAAATGAAGAGCTTGATTATGAAAGTTATGTTCTAACCAATTGGCATGTAGTTCAAAACTATGTACAATTGAACAAAGTTTGGAACTCTGAGAAAAAAGAACACATAGAGGTAGAGAATAGACGGCCTGTAAACATTGATTTGTGGGAATACAATAATTTTAGTATAGCGGTAGGAACTATTGGTAGGATTGCTAATATTGTAGCTTACGATAAAAGTAGGGATTTGGCTTTGCTACAGGTAGAAGATACAGAACGCCAGATGCCTCATGTAGCTAAAATATATCCAGAAGATAAAGATGACGGTCCTTGGATTTTTCAAACAGTCTACGCTGTTGGGGCAGGGTTAGGTAAGCCCCCTTTTCCGACAATGGGATTACTATCTGGTTATGGAAAAGATACACATGGTAATGACCTGTATTTAGCAAGTGCACCTATAATTTTCGGAAACTCAGGAGGTGCTTTATATGTGTATAGTCCTCGTAGGGAATATGAATTAATTGGTGTTCCTAGTATGGTATCTGCTTATGGTTGGGGAAATGTAATTACACACATGGCTTGGTCCAGGCCGATATCGGAAATTCGTATTTTTCTAAGGGATGCTGGTTATGGCGTAAAAATCTTGGGGGATGAACCGGAGGAAGAAGAAGTCGAAACTAATGACTAGTGATTTACAAAGACCTGTAAGGTTAGTAAATGCAGCGGTTGATTTAACCACAACAACTCTAACTACTATTTATACAGTACCTGCTAAAACTGTAGCTATAGTTCGTGAAATATTCATAGCAAACTACGATTCTAGTGCTAGAAATTTAAACTTACAGTGGACAGACACTTCTGCTAGTGCAACTTACAGTCTGATACACGATAAACAAGTAGCTACTGATGATTATCTAAGACTAGATAATTTAAATATATATTTAGATGCAACAGATGTTTTAAAAGCTCAAGCTGCTACTGCTGATGCTTTTTATGTGTCTGTATTTATCGAAGAATTATTTACACCTATTCTGTAAGGAATAACAATGAATTACCTGACTCTATTTAATAATGTAATGCGAGAATTGAACGAGCCTACTATTACAAGTAGTGTAAGTAGTCAGACAGCTTCTTTTCATGTATTTATTGCAGATACAATAAACAAAGCTATCCGCGATATAGATCTACATCAATTAGAATGGCCTTGGAATTATACCTCGGCTGAGTACGCTCTTATACAAGGTAAAGAAACTTATAAGCACCCGGTTAAACTTACTATAAGCGGCGGTTCTGGCACTTTTAGAAAACATGAACGTATAACAGGGGGTACTTCCTCTGCTGTAGGAGTAGTACAAGTTTCTGAAACTAGTTTTATAGTTATAGAACCTATATCTGGTACTTTTGAAGCGGAAACTATCACTGGAGTTCTTTCTGGTGCTACAAGGACAGTAGGGACTGTTGTAAATTCTAGACATATAGAATATGATAATATTATTTTAGAGCCTAGAAATATTCTAGAAGGTGGTGAGTTTTCAGTTACTACAGATTATAGTAGTTATTGGACTTCACGCTCTAGCAATCCGGCAGGTACATCTACCTCTGGTACTCCCGCTTTTAGCAACGAACATAACGGTTCTGTAGTTTTAAACGATGGTACTATCGATGCTCAACTGTACGATACAGATGGTAAAACTGATCTGTCTGAAGGAGAAACCTATCGAGTAAATGTTCGTTTTGTATCGGGTGATACTAGTGCTACTACAACTACATTAAAGGTATTTGCAGGATCTTCTTCAGATAAGGATTCTGATCTTTCAACATCATTTACTACTACTAATTTAGGATGGGGTAAAACTTATACAACTACTTTTACTCCCTCTACACAAACTACATTTTTAACTCTTTCAAATGAAGCTAGTGAAAATGTACATGTAGATTTTGTAACTGTAGCTCTAGATCAAGAAGCTAAAAAGCTAAAGTTTTTAACTTGGGATGAGTATAATTCTAATCACAGTGCTTACGATAGCAAACGTGATCCTAACAGATACGCTACTCCATCTACTATAACTAAAAATTTAAATAATGAATTAGTAATTTCTCCAGTACCTAAAACTGGTGGATACAATTTAAAATTTGATTTTTGGGATGAGCCTACAGAATTATCTGCAGATACAAGTACTCCAGATTTACCTGCTAGATATCACGATGTAATAACTTCTAGAGTTAGATATTACGCACATACTTTGCGATCAGATTATCAGGCTGCTGCTTTGTGCTTACAAGAATATGAAGATGGTATTAAAAGACTACGAACAGAGAATATAAATACTAATAATTATATAAGGGCTGTCTAGATGCCACAAACTTCTCTTATACAACCTTTTCCGGTAGCTTGTGAAGGTGGGTTAATTAAAGATACAAGTGTCTTGGCTATGCCCCCTGGCTCTTGTAAAAAGTTAGAAAATTTTGAACCCTCTATAACTGGGGGGTATCGTAGAATAAACGGATTTAGTAAATTTGATTCTAACGAATTATCAGGTTCCGGGGCTGTTCTTGGAATACAAATTCTAGGTTCTTCTGTTATCGGTGCTAGAGGAGCACATATAGAAAAAAGCACAGGTTCTGGCTGGACAAGCATAATAACAAATAGAACAGATGCTGAAAGATATAATTTTACCAAATATAGATGGGCTAATACAGAAAAAATAGCCGGGGCTGATGGAGATAATCAAGCTTTTATTTACGATGGTAGTACTTATACTTTACTAAGCGGCACTGGAGCACCTGCAGATCCTCATACTGTAGAAGAATTTAGAAATCACTTATTTTTTACAGGAGCCAATTCGGGTAATACAAGTCAGATAGATTTCTGTGCTCCTTATTCTGAAAATGATTTTACTCCTGCGAATGGTGCGGGTACTATAGACGTAGGCGATAAAGTAGTAGGTTTAAAAGCTTTTAGAGATCAGTTATATATCTTCTGTGAAAATTCTATATTTAGACTAGCTGGAACTTCAATTGCAGACTTTCAACTAGCACCAATTTCTAGAAATATTGGTTGTATAAATAGATTTTCAATTCAAGAAATAGCTGGAGATATTGTATTTTTAGCACCTGATGGTATTCGTACTGTTGCTGCTACGGAAAAGATTGGTGATGTAGAACTTGGTACTATATCTAAGGCTGTACAAAGCACTTTAACAGAAGCTACAAGTGCAGATATATCATCTTTAGTAATAAGAGAAAAGACACAATATAGATTATTTTTCCCCGCCGCTGCAGGAACTTCTGAAATAGCTTCTAAAGGTTTAATAGGAGTTTTAAAGAGACAATCATCAGGAGATTTGACTTGGGAATGGTCCGATATAAGAGGTATAAAACCTTACATTTGTACAAGTGATTTTATCGGTGATACTGAATATGTTTTGCATGGTGGTTATAGCGATGGATTTGTGTACAGGCAAGAATCTGGAAACGATTTTAATGGCGAAAAGATACCTGCAACTTTTACCTCACCTGATTTAACTCTTGGTGATCCGGGTATTAGAAAACTTTTAAAAAGAGTCAATTTGAATTATGAAGCAGAAGGATCTATGACTTTTCAACTTGCAACTAAATTTGATTATGAAGATGTTAGTGTAATTCAGCCATCAGCAGTATCTATTAGTGAAGCTGGATTACCTCTATATGGATCTGCTACATATGGAAGTGGAGCTTATGGAGGATTTGGCACACCAATTTTAAGACAATTAATGGTAGGCTCAGGATTTGCAATAGCAGTAAAAATTTCACAGGATAGTTCAACAAATAATCCCTTTATAATAAGAGGATTTGAATTAGATGTAGTACCGGGAGGAAGAAGATAATGGGAGCTACTTACACTAGACAAAGTGACACTACTATTGTAGATGGTGCTACTATTGAAGCGGCACATTTTAATGATGAATTTGATCAACTTGTAACGGCATTTGCAGCAGATACAGGGCATACCCACGATGGTACTAGTGCTGAAGGTGGTGATGTAACCAAGCTTTTGGGTACAGCCATTACTATTGGGGATGGTACTGCTGGTACAGATATTGCAGTTACTTTTGATGGAGAAACGAATGATGGTGTTCTGACTTGGATGGAAGATGAAGATCATTTTAAATTTTCAGATGATGTAGTTATAGATAGTACTAAAAGATTGTATTTAAATGATGAGGGTGGCGAATATATCTATGGTGATGGCACAGACTTATATTTAGTCTCTGGTGCGGATATTAATATTCCTGCAGATATTGGATTAACTTTT